AGGACCTGAGCGCTTGACTGGCGCTGGTGGGGCTTTCTTTGGCTTAGGCGCAGGGGTTGTTTGACCACCGCCGGGTACCATGCCGAGTTCCTCGTTGGTCATACGGCGACCGGAGTCAGTTGTGGGGCGCGTGGAAATGCCCTCCTCCATTGGTCCGCCATAGGCTTTTTTCACAGCCCGACCACCCGTTTTCAGGGCACCGACGTGTTTTTTACCCTCACGGGCTTCGTTGGCGTCTTTGTAGTTGCGATTGACAAGAGCATCGACGGTAAGATGCTTGCTGCCTGAGCGCGGCTTCTTGCCTGCATGCTTCTTGGCGTCAGCGCCGGAAACAGCGACAACCTTTCCGCCCTTCTTGTAAGCGCGGCGTGAGATCGGGCGCATGCCGGTCTTGGCTTCGGAGTTCAAAACCTGTTCTGGACCATAGTCAGAAGCGTCAACCTTGCCCGACTTTGCTGAGGTTAAACGATGAATTTTTGCGCGCATTGCGCGACGAGCGTTGCGGGACATCTCTGACATTACAGTCTCCTGTCTTACCGAATTACCGGCGAATAAAAGGTTCCACAAAATTGTGGCTGCAAGAGCATTACCCTTTTTTCAAACCCTTTGCAATCATCAAGGCGCTGCGGACTTTTCCGCCCTTCTTAAAGCCCCGCTCCTGCTTCTGGCGGCGGTCTTCCATGATGTTATCCAGCCATTCTTGTGTGGCGTCTTGGTATGGAACCTTGGTCATCAGGGACTGCTGGAACAAAGTCTGACCAGCAGGTGAGTCGTAATCAATTGCCTTTCCGCTTTTGTCCTTTGTTTTCAGTGTTTTAAAGAAATCACTGAACATAAGCTTTGCAGGGATTGGGACGCTTGACCCGCCCATATACCCTTCATCTTTAGAAGGAATAAGGGCAGGATAAGTTTTATGCTTAAGATCTGGATTGGTTACGATGCGACCAGATGGCTCAACTTGAGAAAAAGCGCTGCCCGTTGATAGGCGCGGCGCACCAAGGAGTTCAGGTGTTGACGCAGAAAAACGGACTTCGCCAATGTCTGGAAACCCAGCTTTTTGCCATTTTGAACTATCAATCTTTTTGGCGAAGAATGATGCATGCGTACCGGGCCTTCCAGCAAAAAACTGCTCAGCCTCTTCTGTATTCATAATCCCCGGCCACGCCATGGGATACTTTTTAGATGGCGGCAGCGCCTCACGCATCATGTCATCAAATTCATCAATGTGCTTTTGTTGAATTGGTGAATGCGGGATCATGCGGAGGATCGGTTCATAGGCATGGTGCGATGAATCAACACTTCCAAGGCCCATTGCGACGTGCGTACCAATTGCAGGCGTACCCTCTGGCGTCTGCGATGCGATTTTTTTGGCAAGCGTTTTAGCTGCGCCGACGCGGTTACCGTATGCCGCAGGATCGCGGCCCTGCGCAAACTCTGAACGCATAAATCCAGCGCCACCCTGCTGTTCACTGGGGTCGGTCAGATCTGTTTGACCTGATTTAAGCAAAACTTGGTCAGCGGGTGACAAGTCACCTAGGAATGGGAATATTCGCGAACCGCGACGCTGCATTTCCTCAAGGTCCGCCTCTTTGCTAGGAAGCATGAAGCCCTTCTTGATGATGGTTGATTCCATTTCCTCAAGCGGCTTGCCAAACTTGCTCATTTTGACGTTTCCGGCGTCCGGATAGGATGCAAGAACGTCGGAGCCCTTGATTGTAATCTTACGCGCAAGAGCGTGTTGAGCCCTTTGCAGGTATTCTTTAAACTTTTCAGGATCGACGCTTGAGTCGTTCAACCCCGCCATGCCGATTGTTTGGAATATCTTGGCAACTGGATGGCTGAGTATGCCATCCTCATCGCCATCGCCTTGCGCACCACCATTTGCAGCATGGTGCATGGCGCGCACAACGTCTTCGTGTGTGGTTTCGTCATTTCCAGCCTTGTCCCACACCGCATGGTGAGTGAGGTGCTGGTAATATGGCTTCAAATGCTCAGGAAGCGATAGGTCCATGGCACTCTGGCGCGCCGCAAGCCGATCAACGGCTTCAACACCGCCTGCACCGCCCTTTTTAGCGATGTACTTGCTGGCTTCCTTTGTTGGACGCCCGGTGTGCAAGATAATCTGGCGCGCATCCAGTGTCGGCTGGTCGCCGCGACCCATAAGCGACGCAAGGAAACCAGACTTGCTGGGGCCGACGCCGCGAATGTGCTGCGTGAACGCCCGCCATTCTTCTGGGGTGCTTGCCATCAGGTGACCGGCATGAACAAGTTCAGACACCTGCTTTTCCTTGCCCGGAAGGTTAAGCGCAGCCCATGTTAGAGCGTCAGGAATGTCTGTCTGGTGACGGCCAAATGGGGCCATAACCTTAATAGCGTCTTCGATTGCTGCCTGATGGATGTTGCCCTTTTCTGCGGCATCAAGATACGCCTGACCGGCTGGCGTGTGCAGCCACTCGCCAAATGCGCCTTCGGGGCGAATCTTCCCAGTCATTTCTTCCGGCAGATCAAGGCCAGATGCGCGCAGCTTATTAACGTCTGCGGCCTGACGCTGGATGCTCGACCGGGTGATGGTGTACGCCTTAATCAAGTCGCGTGGCGTAAGGCCGCTGCTCCCGGCGCGCTGAGCGATATTGTCCATGAAATCGCCAAACTTTTCGACGTGCGAAGGAATTTCCTTCAAACCGCCAAGGCTTTCTTGGACGTCTTCAACCGGACGCCAATTCCAGTCAGAAATGTGCTGCGTTTCTGGATCTTGGTATGCCTCAACGTCGCCGCCAGCGGCATAAGCATGGTCTTTGGGGTCGCCAAATACAGGGTTCTTGGCCAGAACCAGAGGCCCCACCTGAAGAACCTCCTCTGCCATGTGAATGGGCTTGCGGTGGTTGGAGCGGTCATAGAAATAGCTGTGACGCTCCGGGTCCATCCCAACTTGAACCCATTCAGGACTGTCCAAAGCATCTTTTGCCATTTCGTGGATGTCATCGACAGATGTCTTTTTCAGGCGTCCATCAATGTGCGCAAATGGCGACTTGGCGCGGCCCTTAGCAACGGCCACAGCCTGCGACTCAGGCATGTCAAATGTGGCGTCGGTGATGTGCGCCGCTCCCTGATGGGAGAAAGCCCTACCCCCCTGCAACAGGTCGTGCATGGTCGGCACCCAGACGCCATGTTTGGTGTATGCCGGAATGTCGAGGCGTAGACCAACAGGGTGGCCCTCCTGATATTCGTCAACGGCATTGATTTTGTGGTGCTTGTTGGTCGTAAGACCGCGCAGCATATCCTCTTCCGTAGCGGGCGCTGGGACACTTTCATAGGGCGTCACGGGCTTATGCTGGTCGATTAGGTTGTGGTAATGCTCTTGATCAAAGTCAGGTGTGCTAATGTTCTGGGCATATTCCTGAAGATCAGGAGAACGCCCCGCAATAACACCGCCAGCGGCGTATGTGTGGTCAGGTAAATCAAAAGAAAAAGGATCGTGCGACTGGAACTGCTCAAATGGATTGTCGGAACGTCGGGCAGGAAGCCTTCCACCCATGGAAAACTGAAGCGGTTTTCGCATTTCTTCGTAATCAGGCTCACCGACCTGCGGCAAAGGCACACGCGCAAAGTTTGGATCGACCATGGCCGCAATATTTCGTGCGGTCATGATTGCTTTGCGGATAGCCTTTGGGTCTTTCATTCGCCTTCGCCTTCGTTGAATTTACGCTCTGACGGGCCAACCAGTGGCTCGACAGCCTCAGCCTGCTCTGGATGCATCACAAGGTCGCGGGCAAGCTGCAACATGGCAACACGCTCACGGCTCTGGCGGTCCAGATCGCGGTTCTGATCTTCAACCATACGCTCTTGATGGCGGACACCAACTTCGCTTTGCTTGGTTTGGGCATTAATCAAATCAGCTTGTGCAGCAGTCATAGCTGCCTGACCCATTTCTGGCGCGTCCTGCTTTGGCGCAAAGGCACCGGACTGGATCTTGGCTTGCGTTTCTGCCTGACGTGCCTGCGCTTCGATCATGCGCGCATTTGCGGTCATTTCGTCAGTCTTCATCTTAGCCTGAGCCTGCAACAATTCAGGTGGCGGCGATGCCTGAGCATTTGGCGGTGCCATGAACTGCGATGGGTTGGACCAGCCGATAGCCTGCAACGCAGCAACGTCGATGGCGATTGGATCGTACATCGATGGGTTTGCCTGCTGAAGCTGCTTCAGGGCGGTGATTTTCATGATACGCTGGCCCTGCGACGCCGTGTTGGGGTCAGCCTGAGGCGTCAGGTCAAAGTCATTCAGCGCCTGAATGAAGGTTGCCTGATCCCATGACATGGTTGGCTTAGCGTTGCGCTGCCAGAAGCTTTCAGGGTTTTCGCGGAAGCAGTCGCACAGCAACCGGAACTCTTCGGCCTGTGCAGCGTGGAGGCGCTTGTGAACGGAATTCATGACCTTGGTGGCTTGCTCAATCATCGCAAGGGTCGTGCCCACAGGAGCGTCAGCGCGACCTTCACCGACCTGCTGCTCAGATGTGCCGCCGATACGCATGCCGGTCTGCGCCATGTCCCCAACAAGCTGCATCAGCGCCTGCGAAGGCGGCTGGTACGGCAGCGGCATGACGGCTTGTGAGATTGGCATGCCGCCAGTCTTGATCAACGCGCCACCGCCGGGAGGAACGCGGAAAATGTTGGTGTTCTGACGTGCCCCGGTGTCAGCCATTAGGAAGCCGGGGAAGTTGGAGTACATGCCTGCGTCCAGCAACTCGCGCCATGCAGCCGTGATTGCGTTGGTGGTGTTGCCCAGAATGTGCAGGAGGCCGATGTCGTAGAAGCCAAGGCCCGGTACGAACGTATATTTGACGAAATTCTTTTTAGCGACTGGCAGGTCGGCTGTGTCTTCGTCAAAATTGCGGACAATCGACAGGATTTCCTTTGAGGAAACGTCAATGGTTACACGGTATGGGATCTCAAGCCCCGACACCTTGCCTTTGTGTTTATGCTCAAAGCCTTTGATGTCCAGTTCGCAATAGCATTCGTAAATTTCGCGGTCGCGATCCAGTGGATTGGTGGACTCAGTCGAGATACCCTGCTGGTCACGCTCTTCGCGCTGCAATGGATCAAGACGGCGCATGCTAGGTGTACCTAAATCAACGTCGCGATAAACGCCAAGGATTTGCATGCGTTTCACAATCGACGGGCGCATCATGATCCGGTGCGTAATGCGGCGCGCATTGGACAAATCCGTTGCGTCGTTGCTCACGATCAGGTCATCAGCGTCCACAGTCTCCGAAACCGGGCGATTGCGCAGCGGGCAGTAGTAAACCTTCTTGAACGACGTGCCGCCAAAGCCCAGCATGAGCAGCATGCGGTCGGTGTCGGGGTAATATTCGGACGCCGTCGATGTCAGATAGTGGTTCAGGTCGCGCTCAAGCGCATTTGCGATCTGATCTTCCTGCAATGTCGCGTTGTTATCGTCATTGCGGATTTTAACGGGTCCATCTGTCGGCAAAAGTTCCGACCGCGAGTTGGCTTGGAAGCGCAGCACGGCTTCAAGCAGCAATGGGTGGCGAACTTTGGACATGCCCTCAACAGGCGCGCCATCAGCGGCCCCTGACAGCCCCGGCAATTCGATTTTCAGGCCAAGAAGCTTAATTCCCTGCGCCCGTGTCTCAATCCAGTCCTTGCGGGACAGTAAATCGTCATCGATGCCGCGAAACAGTTCGCCGGAAATGGTGCTTAGTTCGTCTGCGTCGATCCTATCGACCAAATTTCCAAACCATTCGCCGTCATCGCCATTTTCAGCAGACTCAAGCGGGTTTCCGTCGAGCGAAACGGTGATTGAACCGTCTTCATGCTCAATGGAGATGATATTTCCGTTTTCATCTGTCTCAGGGGTGTCGCCACCCTCATCAGCAAAGTCGATCTGGATTGGTGACGTGTCAATCGCGCCCGGCTCATCAGGAGCAGGCTGACGAATATTCATTGGAGCGAGGCCGGGTTGCGTTGCCATCAATCTTCCTTTGCTTCTGCGTCCCTGAGGCATTCCATTTCATCGCAAAAAAGACGCAAACCTTCTTCTGCTGCCGAATTATCATCTTTAGCATTCAATGTATAGGTCCGGTTGTGGTCAAAAGGAATTTCGCCCCACACTTTTACCTCAAATTGCTTCTGCCCCAGATCATCGACCGTGCAGGATGCCTTAACGCGACCAGTGTATCTCATAAATTCTCCATTATGCCGGGTACAGCGGCACACTTTGCTTGCCCGGATAGGTTTTCATGTTCTCAATCTCTTCGATGCGCTCCTGCGACCGCGTCAAAAGCCCAATATCACGCAAATGACGAATGCTCATAGACACTGTATCGACCAAATCGTCGTGCTTCCCCTTAGGAAACTGCCCAACTTGCGTAATTACCTGCTCCGCCCACACCTTGTCGGGCGCATACACCATGCCGTCGGCAAATAAATGCTGAACGGAATATAATCGCGACAGCTTATCCTGACTTTTCGGGTCGGAAAGCTGCACAGCAAAGCCCTCGCTGCCATAAAGTCGCCGCAATTCCTGCGATACGGAGATACCCGCAG